CCGGAAGAGTTGTCACGACTAAACACCGGGGGAATAATAACTTGAACAAAATCGCCCAGATTTGCGTAAGGAAAGGCTGATGTAGGGCAAGAGATAAGCCATTGTTGATAGAAAGCACTGAATGTGTCACCCATACAGCAGTTAAAAACGGCAGATGGGGCTTTACTTGCTTCTGCCGGGTCATAGATGGTTTTATTTACTAAGTCAAGCCAGTGCTGGTAAGTATATACCCAGTAGTAACGGCTGTCCAAGTCTTCACCTACGCCGTCAGTTGGACTCTGATAACCCCAGAAAGCAGAACCGGGACCGGGGGCTTGGACTGATGTTGCCGGACCATTTGGTTGTAAGCATACATAGTAAGGGGGAACACCGGAGCCATAGTTGTTGAAAGCAAGAGATACAATCTGACCCGGTACGAAATTTACAGTGTTGGTATAAAGACCGAAATAGTTTGTGTTACTGGGCAGACGGGGCGGGGGCGCAAGAACTTGGTTTTTGGTCTCAGTCTGGTAGATAACAAAACGTGTAGCGGGGGTTATCGTGAAAGGTATAATTCCACCAGCAGCATTGAACCAAGACTGACTGTAACTGATGGCTAAGCCGTAACTGGTAAGATTAGGATTAGTCTGACCCGTGCCGGACTGAATGTCGGGGATAAAAAGAGGCAAGTCCAAATTAGGTCCATCCAATGAACAACGAATGATAGAAAAATAGTAATCACTGGAGTTTTTTATAATGTAAGTGTCACGGGACTCGTTGAACTGAACATTGGGGTCAGATACAGTTAGACCAGACGCTAAGTCGTTTGAATTACTATTCACGATATTAGCATTATAGTACACATAATCTGGACTGTCTTCAGTTCCACCATAGCGTTCAATCTGGCTTGAATACATATTCTATTATACAATTACAAAAGATTTATTTATGTAACAAATCATAGGTTTTACCTATAACGAAATCATCGGCAGAAAGCCCCGTCTTTTTTATCATGTTAAGATACTTCTCTAGTGGATAAGTACTATACAAACACCGGGTCACACAGTGCCGTCCGCAAGTATTTACCCGGCTCCTATCTTGCTGAAACGAATGTGTATTGTAATAAATCGGCATACCAGACGCTCTCATAAGGGAAGTCAAGTACGGTTTATCTTCATCCAGTTGGTCAAGCATTTGGGGAGCAATATTGTCTTTCTGCTCCTCGGGAGCCTCACCGTATGGGTCAAAAAACTCAATGCGGTCGGGACGGCGCAACATACAGCACCAATGTCCCTCAGTAGGACCAGTTGTTAAAAACAGAATGATACAGCGCCCTTTACGGTCAAAGCACTCATTAATGTTAGTCATGTCTTTCAACATAGGATAAGTCATAATCTTAATATCACTACCTAACATTTTACGAATATCCTCATCGGATAGCGGGTAATCCTTAGCACGACCTAATCCATCCATGTTATCTATAATATATAGATAATATATGTGGTCATCACCGCTGAGTAAGGACTGGAAGGAGAAGAAAGACGATACAAAAAAGGAGGTCAAGCCTAAAGTTAAAGTCGCAATTAGTAAGGGAGAAGGAAAGCGATTAACAAAACGGTCGTGTGACCGGGGACATTGCGAATGGCTGGGGCGGTGGTTGAAACAACTTGTGGAGGAGCGTTGCTTACCACCACAGATTGCCGGAGCAGAAGCGTCATCTAACCTTCTGAAATTTATGGGAGCGGAGGAGACAGAGAAGGTTTTGACGAAACTGCGGGAAGATTTTAACGCATCGTTTCCTATTACTGCTGAACAACTGGAACATTCCCCAACCAACCCGGTTCTACCGCTGGATAGTACGCCTCTGCCCATAGATACGTGTAACCAGCCGGAAGTCCCGGAACATAGAACGGAGAACTAGAGTTATACACATTTTTAGCCATTTGAGTTGCTTGCTTACCAGCAAAGAACCCCGCACCAGAACACCATGTTGAGGTTGTGATGCCGGGGAAGGTGTTTTGTAGAATCTGTGTAGCGGAAGCCAGTGCCGATTGTAAAAGAGTAGGGTCAGTTGTTGGAGAATTAGCCGTGAATGAAGGGTCATTTGGTGGGGAGGCTGTTGCGAACTGGGGATACCAGAACTCATTATATCCCATTGGTGCGCCACCTTGTGCGTATGGCGCAGTAGGTCCAGCATTTGCGTATGTTGGGCTAGGAGTTGGTGGAAAGGTAGCAAGTGGTGGAGGAGGTGATTGACTTACAATGGCTGACATCTGACCGTACGCAAGACCAACGTTTATTCTGACATTACGCTTACCTTGTTGTTGTGCTAGTATAGCAACATAACCCCATTGGGCAAGGATATTGACGAAATTAGCACCTCCAAGATAGTTAGCCGGTAACTCATTGTAGAACTGAACGAATACATCGTTGAAATAACACATTACAGTTGGGTGAATTAGAGCGTCAGAACTACCACCTAGGTATGTTGAGATTGAAGGAATAGTTGTTACGGCAGAAAATGGAACCCAAGTATTCAGAGCGTTATTACTAGCACAAATATTTGTCTGAACAGTATTGTTAATACATAGACTGACTGGAGCCATCGTAAGAATCTTTGTTGGAGCAATTGTATAATGGTGGATAACCATGTTTTTAAGGGCAGTGACATAAGAACTGTAGGGAATCACTGTACCGGGAATGTTAGAACTAGCATCTGCCGGGAACGATGGTAGAGGCGATTGTGGAGGAGGATACTGAGAATTGCCCCAAGGACCATTTGTCTGTAGACCACCATAGCCCACATTTTCAAAGTCCAAATTCAAACCGTCCCAAGTTAGTGACCCCCAACCACTTCTTGACCAACCCAGAGGATTTGCTGATAATGTCTGACCATAAAGAGCATAATTTATTGAGTCTATCAAATCATTACCAGTACCAGAAATCCAGTTAGTAACAACACCCGGTACTCTATAAGGTCCAAACATACCAAGAATGTCAGCATAGAAGCCTCCCAATGACATAATGAGTCTTGTGTTCGGTGAGTTTTTTACAGTCCCAAGATAATTATTACTTACCGTTGTATAGTCATCGCCATTATCATTGAAACACTTCCCAGTTGTGTTCAATGTTGTTACAGTATAACCGGCTCCACCGTTCAAAGGTGATTGGGTAGAGTCAGTGTAAGACATACAACCGAAGTTACCATAAGTTTGGTTAGCAGTACCGTTTGGAGCATCTGCGTTCATTCCCCAATAGATTGAGTTATTTATGGGAAGTTTTCCAGCAGCAGTAGTACTGAAACCGAAACCAACTACGGGGACAAGAAATGTCATGTGACATAATGTCTGAAATGGTGCTGTTGAATTAGTTGTTACAATCAATGGAGCGCTATTAACTGACGTGGTTCCATTGTTAGCAGTAATTATCACAGAGTACGATGTATCATTATTCAGACCAGTAAATGATGCCGATGAAACTGACAAAACAGACGGTACAGTAAGGACACTATTAAGTGTAAAAGAGTAGTCCGCTGTATTTGTGCTACCACCAGACCATGTTATTGTGAAACCAGATGCTGTAATGTTTGATGACTGAACATTTGTGATAGACGTTATTGGAGAACCACCGGCTGGAGTAGTTACATTTTCTGGGGAACTTGTATAAGTTGTAACGCCATTACTTACCTTGACATTTACAGTATACTGTGTGCTTGGGGTAAGTCCAGTAAAAACAGCGCTGGAACTAGTAACAGAAGACGCAGACGTTTGTACGGAATTAACCAGAAAAGAATAAAGGTTAGACAAATTACTACCCCCCGTCCAGTTGACTTGAAATGAAGTAGGAGTCACGTTTGTAAAACCAGTTATTACTGGTTGTGTAACAGCGGGGGGGGCGGGAGGAACGGCTGTAGTTGAAAATGAAACGGGGGTGCTACTGACACTATTACCGTAGTTATTTGTGTAGTTAATGACAAGGATGTAGTTAGTTAATGGGGTTAGTGAGTTGAAATTAGCGCTTCCAACACCGCCACCATACGAGTCAAATATAGGGAGAATCTTTGAGTTGTTGAATAAAAATACATAATTTCCTAGTGCCGGGTCACCTCCCCCAGTCCAATTAATGCTACAAGATGTATCAGCAACAGCAGTCACCGCAACAGCAGAAATAGGTGCCGGGGGTGCTGGAGTGGTCGTGAATGTGGTGGGGTAGTTTTGACTATTGGTGCCGAATGTAATGGTGAAATTTCCATACAGTGTACTTGGCGATAGACCGTATAAATAAATGAGTCCAAGCGCATAATTTACATTGTAGGTCGGAACAACGGAACCAGTTACTGTGATTGTAGTAGCAGAAGGCAACGACCGTTGTGCGGGATATATTAGTTCAATGACAGCAGAGTTAGATGTTATGTTTCTGAAAGCGATTGATGACGCTTTCTGTTGAATTGTGCTAGGCGCTGGTGGAGGAGGAGTTATCCAAGACATACTGTTTGCTGGTGGAGCGCCGACGACGGCTGCGGAACCGGCAACAGTAAGTGCGTACTGTGCGCCTTGATACGTCACAACGTCACCGAAATTGTAGAAAGCAGTCGGAGACCATTCAGCAGACATCTCTATTATATTATACGGAGATAAAATTATGGCGCACGGATTTCTAACGCAGTGCCGGGAAGGGACGGAGCAATGGCGCTTGATTTGGCTTCTGGTGTCATGTCACGGACATCAATACCCATTTCAAACTTCCTATCACAGCATTTGCTAACAAGAACATGACCAACAATGTGCTTCCAGTTCCTAAAGATAAACATACTGATCGCTGTTACCGTGGCGGACGCACCGCCGTAAGCAAATATTGTTTGTGCGTCCATCTATTCTGCCGGAGAATTTATGTTTTGGGGAAGATAGGGGAGGAAAAAAACATGATATAAAAATAAAATATTCATATAAAAAAGAATGGCTACAGTTTTATTCAGAGGAACAAATACAAGTACTGCTCAAGTATTCTTAACACAAGGAGACGCATACATTGCTGGAACACTTACTATAGACGGAGGAACCGGTTTCACTGGTGGAGGGGGTGGTACTGGACCTACTGGACCTACTGGTTCTCCCGGACAAGCAACAAATACTGGCGCAACTGGTTATACTGGTTGGTCTGGACCTACTGGATACACTGGACCCGCTGGACAAGCATCATTAACTGGCGCTACTGGCGCAACTGGCGCTACGGGACCTACTGGCGCTGGTGCTACTGGACCTACTGGTGCGACCGGACNTACTGGTGCGACCGGACCTACTGGCGCAACTGGCGCAACGGGACCTACTGGCGCTGGTGCTACTGGACCTACTGGTGCGACCGGACCTACTGGTGCTACTGGACCTACTGGAACTATTTTTACTCCTTTGGGTCTTTGGGATGTGGGTTCCTACCCGGCTAATAGTGTAGTAATATCTATTTACGACTATAATTCATACACCAATCCCTTAGACATCCCATTTTCAGCATTTGACCCATCTACTATGCCGACACAATGGACATTATTCATATCAAGAGGATCGACCGGCGCTACTGGTGCTACCGGCGCAACGGGACCTACTGGCGCTACTGGTGCTACCGGCGCAACGGGACCTACTGGCGCTAACGGCACAAATGGAACCGATGGTGCTACTGGACCAACTGGGCCTACTGGAGCAACTGGAGCAACTGGCCCTATTGGAATTGCTAGTAATACTGGCGCTACCGGGAGGACTGGTCCAACTGGAGCAACTGGCCCTATTGGAACCGCTAGTAATACTGGCGCTACTGGTAGAACTGGTCCAACTGGAGCAACTGGCCCTATTGGAACCGCTACTAATACTGGTGCTACTGGTAGAACCGGAGCAACGGGATCTACCGGCCCCACTGGTTTCACTGGCCCCACTGGAATATTCCAAACAATTACAAGTCCTTCAAACACATATTATGTGGCAAAGAATGGTTCAGATTCAAATACCGGTTCAATAGTATCACCATTTTTGACAATTGGAAAACCCATAAGTCTTCTTCCAGCCAGTTCATCAACACAATATGTAATTACAGTATTTCCGGGAATTTATACTGAAAATCTGGTTCTTAGTAACTTAAATACAATTATTC